ACCATGATCCAATTGGCGGGTTAGTTGATGCAGTTATATTAGTAACAAATATACCAGACCCTACTGCAAACCCGTGTGCATTTGTAGTAGTAACTGTAATAAGGCTGCCAGAATATGTAAATTCAGTATTGGCTGTGTTAACTGCCATGTACCCTGCACCAGAATAATAAGACCCAACGTACATATATGTTTTCATAGAATCAAGAATATTACCAGTAGCAACATTAGTACGTGCCCAGTATGAAAAACCAGTTACAACTGAAGTCGAAACAGTTAACACATGTGGAATAACCCAACCATTTGCTGCAGCTGCAGTAGTATCTTGTATATTAAGTGGACTTGAATATGTTACTGGATAACCAATATAAAATGTTACCGCAGAAGCAGAAGTTGCTGGCGCAGACAACAAAAACGAGTTAGCAGCAGCGCCGATACCTACAACTGTAGTACCGGCTGGTATACCGTTAACAGCTGTCATTACAGTCATACCAACATATATAGTTGCACCTGCAGTTACACCAGTAATTATTGACGATCCAGAAGCAGTAGTAGCAGTGCCTGCATAAAATGGCAATGTTACCGCAATTAATCTAGTACTATTTGCAACTATAGTTAATGGTACTATTGGTGTAGTATTGTCATAAAATGCCGATGGGCGATTATTCATTAATGCAAGTGATTCCCACTTAGTAGGTTGAGTACCATATTCAAAGTCAGTATCAATAAGTGATTGAGGAGTACTCATTCTAAATTTACCAACTGGATCCATTTGTGCTTCAGCTGGTTGGAATGATTCGTTTGATTCTTCAACTAAAATTGATAATTTATCAGATGCTGACATTCCTGTTGTGCTTACATCTAACGTAATAGTAGTTGTTTCAACATTGTCAACAATTGTTGCAGACCAATTTGCTGCTTTATAGTTAGCATCTGCAAAATTAAATAATACAGTGCTTTTAGTAACATTAGTGATTAAAATCACTTGCTCCATACGTAAGTATTTCCCGTTTACAGTAACAACTTTTGTTGATGGATTAAACGTATAAGCTTCTAAAATAATTCTTTTTGCCATGTAATTCTCCGATTATTCGACAGGTTCAGAAGGCAATACAGGAGCTTCTGGTTCTTTATATACATCAAGTAACCAATTAATGTCGGTGGTGTTAATAGATTGTTGTGATGCAAATATAATTTTTCCGTTATAATTAATAACGTGCGGATCACCTGCAGTTAGTCTTGCGCAGCTCATCATCGCGTCAGTTAACGTGAGACCTACTACTTCATAAAAGTAGTTGTGATCAGGAAATGCTGCATTTAATTCGTTAAACATAAATCTTTTCCTCAATATTTGTTTTGTACTGTATTTAGTTAATTCCAAAATTGAATAGGTGAAATTTTAGTACTAGTTACTGTTAACACTGTTTCTCTTCCAATTTCAGAAATACGATTTACTAAGAATTTATCTACTATACCGTTTCTTTGGACATTCTTTTCTCCAACTACTGTAGGTAGATACTTTAATGATAACATTGATAAATTCACGGTAACTGGTTTTAATACAGTTACATTAGATAACGCACTAGCAGAGTTTTTATCTGTAACTACATTTATATTTTTAACCTGTAACTTGTTTACAGTACCTTGCTGATTGTTTAGTCTAGAATCGCCTTTGAGTGAGGTGATCTGTTTATCTAGTAACGACACTGTAGTAACTGCACTAGGCTGTTGGAAATATGCATTTAACGAAGTTGATGACCGTAATCTCATGTAATACAAGTTTTCTCTTGGCAATACTGGTGCAACTGTAGTTGATACAAAATCTTGAGGATATACCGATGACACTATTCGTTGAATTCGTGTATTCTCAAGTATTATATTTCCATAATGCTCAATTACTATGTATGACGATGTTCCGTCTATTACCGTTGTAAAGAAAGTTTGATTATTCGAAATAATTTTAACTGTGGTGTTAGTTGGAAATGGCACAAATGATAAATCGTTAAATCTTAAAGTTATATAATCTGTAGTTATAGTATCGTACGATAATATTAGCTCATCAAAATTATACCAATCGCTAGTCTGAGTGTTAGTAGTATACGAAGTTAACGTCGACGATGTAATTGCAAGATCGAAATCACCTGGTATTTTTGTATCATTAAATAATTCTAATTTTCCACTAATATCGTTATCGATTGCAAAATTGCTAAAGCGTTCTATACCACCGAATATAATTTGAGAACCACGGAAATTAGGTTTAAGTAAACTTGCTGCTAAATTTTGTTGAGCAGTAGTTAAATCAGTCGGCCTTATTAAATTTGCATATTGGGCATTAACAACAGATTGTTCTGAAATAGGTGAGTATAATCTACTAATAGTCATACCAGTATAATTAGTTGGGAATCCTACAATTGAATCAAACGTAATACTGTACATATTAGCAGATGTAACAAGCACATCTTGGACAAAGTTTACATCTCCTTGTTTAATTCTTACATTATATCCGGCAGTAAATAATGGTATCGGAGTAGTGTTACTGAATGTTAACGTGATTGTGCTATTTGTTACAGGCGATGCTATTAATCTATTATCGACGTCTTTAAGATACCATTCAACAACATTATAGATTAATGGCTGTCCGATTACGTATACAGTTACTCCGTCTGGGGAAGTATCGTACGGAATTAACGAATACGGAACTGCAACTGAACTTGATGACACAGTTGGCACAACTGGACTAATTGCATAAGTTCCTCTATTATTATAAATTAATTTACTAATTGGGAATAACGATATAAATCCAGTATTTTTCGAAGCAGCTAAATTTTCTCTAGGTAATGCTAAATTAGTTGGATTTATTAATGGCGTAATTTCATTATCTACTAGAGCTTGATGATATACTGAAGAATATAACTGGTTAATAGTCATTCCTGTATAATTAGTTGGAAATCCTAGTACACTGTTAAACGTAATGCTTGATTGAGTATTTGATACTACTAATATATCTTGTGTAAACCCTACAGAGGGTTGAGTAATTCTTACATATTGATTTTCTAAGAATGGGCACAACACATCTGCATTTGTAAACATCAAAGTAGTCGTTGGCTCGATCGGATCTGCAATACCAGTTAATCTGTTATCAAGATCATTAATATACCAATTGGGTACATTATAATTAATAGGTTGTCCTGATACGTATAGTGAAAGCCCAGATTGAACGGTATCAAATGAATTAAGTATCGATGTTGTAGTAGGTAATCCAGCTGATGTCATATCAGTAGTAATTGTAACAAAACTAGTTGTTCCTCTAGAATTATAAACTAATTTACCAATTGGGAACATTGACGTAAATGGTATATTCGATGCAGCAGCTAAGTTTTCTCTTGGTAAGAGTAGTGTTTCAGGATTAATAGGTACGTCAACTAACGACTGTGCATATATTGGCGAATATAAATGATTTATAGTCATACCAGTATAGTTAGTAGGGAACCCAACAACTGTGTCGAATGTAATACTAAAAAGTGTAGCAGAAGTAACTAATATGTCTTGACTAAAATTTGATGCAGGTTGTGTAATTCTTACATATTGATTTTCTAAGAATAATTTCCAAATATTATCATGATAGAATATTAGAGTAGTTGTTTCGCTAGGTGTATTTAAAACCCCAACAAATCTGTTATCAAGATCGTTGATATACCAATTGGGTACATTATAATTAATAGGTTGTCCTGATACATATACAGATACTCCATCAACCAATAAATCGTAATGAGTTAATGATCGAGACTGATCAACAGACGTATCAATTAAATCACTAATAACTTTAAATGTATCAACTATTGCAGATGATATATCAGAAGTATCAGTTGTTAAGTTAAATAGCTGTTTGCTAATATCTGCAGATGATAAGTCTGTATTAACTGTTGACAACACTAATAGTTGTTTTGCTAAATTACCAGATTCTACTATACTATCAGATACAGACGAACTAACTGTACCAATTGGAAAATTAAACATGCTTGGCAACATTACTGAATAAAATAATTTTTTACGAGAATCGCTTGCAGTGCTAATTGTAGTATATGTATGATCTTGATTATACACCGTTTCAACAATGTTATCAATGTATAGGTCAAACGGCATGTCTAATTTCATTAAAATTGTAATCGAATCAGTAGTACCATTTAAGACTGTAAATGTTTCTGAGAACCATCGTTTATTTGAAATGCGTACAGTACTGTTAGTTGGAAACGGAATAAACTGTTGATAATACGGTGTGCTAAAATACAGTGTAATATATGAAAGTTGTCTAACAGAAGTAGTAATAATATCGTTATCAAACAAATATGAATCAACAATTGACGTGTTATATGTTTCATAATCTACATTGCGAGAAATTACCGGAAAGGTATATTCTCCAGTTACTGGCGCAATGTGTTTTTCTAAATTGTCAGAAATTATAGTTGTTTTAATTTCAGCAGTAGCAAATTTTATTTTATTAACAGGGTCGGCTTTAACAGGCGAGTAAACTTCTTTCATTACTGAAATTGGTTTTTCTAAATTATCAGATGTTAACTTACTGACAACAGTTTTAATATATTCTTTTGTTGGTATTTGGATACTTGGTGCAACTGCCGGAGCAACTATCGACGCTAACATATTTTTTCTAGAAACACTAGCACTAGGATATTCACTAACAATTCTTGATTGATAAAACACTGATTCAATAATATTATCAATTATCGCATTGTCTGAATCAAAGTCTGCATAATCAATAGTAACTGAATTACTAGTGCCATTAATTACAGTAAATGTATTAGTAAATCCGTATACATGATTTGAAATTCGAATAGTAGTACCTGTTTTAAATGGTATAACATGATTGTAAGCTGGATTATTAAAATACACAGTTGTTGTTAATAACATACTAGTGGTATATGATAAAATATCACTGCCGTTAATATACCAATCTACAACTGATGTATTTACAGTTACAAATTTAGGAGTTTGTGATATAATATTAAATTTAAATTCACCGTAACTACTACTTTCGTATGTTTCTAATCTAGTTGATTGTACAGTTGGCGTAACTGATCGAATATCAGTTCTTAAGTTAGTAATTTTATCAATAGTATGATTAGTAGTTACTCCTTTAAATATAGAAACTGAAGATTGCTTACCTATTACTGTTAATAATTGACTAGAGTTGTCAGCCGATGCAAATTTCTCAACAATTGGTAGTTTAATACTAGGAGAAAGCACAGGAGTTAACGAGAATACTAGATTTTTTCTTGGAGTACTAGCAGTGCTAAGTTCTGCAAGCGTTCTTGATTGATAAAATACAGTTTCGTACATATTATCAATTATTGCACCATCCGATTCAATTTCTGTGTATTCAATAGTAACATAATATCCAGCACCTTTTAATACAACAAATGTATTTGAGTATTGTGAAGATTTATTTCTTATACGAACTGTACTTCCAGTTGGAAATGGTACGAATTGATAGTATACTGGATTGTTAAAATATAACGTTAATGTTGAGTTTAATCTAGTTGTGTATGATATTTTATCAGTATCGTATATGTACCAACTAACTGTTGATGCATCAACAGTTACATATTGCGGAGTTTGAGAGATAACATCAAATGAATATTGTCCAGATATATCGCTAATATGAGTTGAAAGAGTAACTGGCACAGCTGGAGGAATAACTTCTCGAATGTCTGTCTTTAATTTAGTTACGCTGTTAACTGTTTGATTAGTAGTTATACCTTTATACACAGCCATAGCAGTTTGTTTACCGACAGTTAATCGGTTTACGCTATCAGCTGATTTAATATTTTCACTAAAAGGTATCTGAATACTTGGAAATTGTGAAGGAGCCATAACTGATCGATTTAAATTTTCTCGATGAATGCTTCCTAAATTTGATTCAATTGCAAATCTATTTTGATAATACACTGTTTCAAAAATATTATCAATTATTAATCTATGTGGCGGAATAACATCGAAGTTAATAGTAATTGAATAAGAGTTACTAGATAATACTGTGAAAATCTTTGTATATCCAGACTGTGGACTAGAAACTCGAACATTGCTACCTGCCTTAAATAAAATAACATGTTGCAATTGATTAACAAAGTATAATGTAATAGTAGTTGCTTGATTAGTAGTGTAAGTTACTACGTTTTTTTCAAACGCATACCATTCGGCAATATTTGTGTTTACTGTAGAATATTGTTGAGTTTGATTAACAACTGTAGTTGTAATACTGCCGTAAATATTACTTTGATATAATTCTAAGTTGTTTATATCAGTGTTATCAGTAACTTCTGCAAATAAATCAGTTCGTTGTTTAACTAATGATGGATGTTGCAGTGCTTGTTTATCGTAGGTGTACCAATTAACGATATATGAATTATTTGAAGTAATTGTTCCTGGAGCTGGAAATATAGTAGTCATAAAAATATTTATCAAAAAAAAAGCTACGTGAAAACGTAGCTTTTTAATGAGTTACAATAGTTTATGCTGGAATAGCAAATCTAAAGTTATTTGGGAATGTAGTATTATTCCACGATGATGGAGTTGTAGTTCCTGTATTATCTTCTAAACTTCTATAACCGCTTGTTGCGTTAGTAGTCGTAGTAAATACACTCCAGTGATATGTAGTAACACCTGGAGATGTAATTACCCAGTGATCAGTAGCAGTACCTGATGCGCTATAAAAATCATCAGCTGCTTCAATAGTAACACTAACTGTATCCATTAATGTACCTAAACCACTTGGAATAACTTTTAATCCGTAAATTCTACCACGGATATCAGGATCCCATGCAGTACCTAACACTACTACAGGACTAAACATAAATCTTTTACTATTATAAATGTTAGTGTTAACTGGTACTAAATTACCTAAGTGTGGTTGAGGAATAGTATTTATTGTTGTAGTAAGTACATTACTGGCTATTGTTCCAGGACTGTTATACGCACCACTTGCACCCATTTCAAATAAATGCCCCCAACGACCAGTTGTGATTGTAGCAGCACTGTATACGTGAGCATTTAGCCCAACTAAGTCAGCAACACTTGATCTAATTCTTGGAACAGCAAATACACAACCATGTACACCATTACTATTTGGAATAGGTAGTGTTGGAGCTTGTGTAGCACCTACTGGGAATCTGTTAGAATTAAAATACGCAAAGCAAGGCCATGGACTAACTTGAGGAGTAATTGTATATCCGTCAGCTGTCATTGCACCGTAATATGTGTATCCTGCTCCTACTGCACCACCTGTTGGTGTAGCTGTACCTGCTCCTGCTCCTGTATCTTCAGGTTGAACACGTTCAAATTCAACACATCCTAACCATTGAGTTTGTGCATTTGAGAATGATTTACCTTGGATTAAGAAATAGCGTGATTTAGCAAACAAGTATAAGAACCCACCGGTTTGTTGTGTCATTACAGTTTGATCTGTAACACCGTTTAATGCAGTTACTCGATCGCTGCAATCAGCTTTGTTTAAACCAACACCACCGCTTTGTGCCCAACTAGCTGCCCATCTTTCATACACTACTAAGTTGTAAGCAGCATTTGAACCTGAAACTGTTACAGTAGTACCTGCAATCGGGTAATATCTAAATCCGAAATATTTACGATCTAAACTTGTGTTAACTAATGCAAGTGTTGTTTCTGCGGTTTTATTTAAACTTGAATAAACAAACTCAATGTAATCACCGGCAATGTAAGCAGGAGACATAATACCAGGGCCAAACGTACTGTTTGCATATATTGTATTTTCTAATGGGTGATACAATGTGATTGTAGTACTTACTACTGAAGTAATATATGTGTACAATGGCGTTGTTCTATAAATTGATGCTGCAGTTGCATTAGTAATAGTGCCAGACCATGGCGTAACAGTCATTGATGTATCACTTGAAATAGTCGCTACATAACAATAAACACCGCCAAAGTAAATCTCAGCACCTACATGCAATTGTGTAGTAAATGCAGTACCGGTTCCTGTAATTGTATTTGCCGAAGCTGTAACCGTACCTGATAATAAGATCGGAGAGCCACCGCCGTTTTGTATTTTTATAAAGTTTCCAGCAACATGACTTACACCTGCTGCGTTAATTGTAATTGTGTTTGAACCGGCTACACTAGTTGCATTAACATAGCCAAGCCCTGCTGCAGAATATTTAGATTGAGTTGCAGTTCCTGAAGTCCCTTCTCTAGTTCCTTCTAATACATAACCGTGCATTTTTTTCTTTTTATAAACTGTTGCAGCTGATGCTAACGGTAAATCGTGATTAACTTTAAACGTTGTTTCGTTAATGATCCGAGTAACAGTCGTTTCAAGTCCATTAATGATAAGGTCGTCACCGACTCGTAATTCGTTTGATAAAATAGATGCACCAGGAGTATATGTTAAGATTGCATCTTCAACTTTAAATTTTAAACCGGTTAGTGTTACCGGATATTTTCCTTGTGTACTAGTTCCAGTAAAACCTGTTGGATCTGCTAAAGTACCTGCAATTGGTGTAGTAAACGAAAACGAACGTAATTCATCGCCAACCCAAACTTGACTTGTGCCACTTGGTAAGTCCCAATAAAAGTTTGTATTAACACCTGTAATTGCAGAAAGATTGCTAGTTGTACTAATAGTACCACGAGGTGTCATTTTGTACTGTAAATTACTATCTGTAAAATCAAATGGTGTAGTAGCAGTTACAGTTAATTCGGTATTACTTATAATTGCAGAAATAACTCTTAACCGTCCGTTAATTGCGATAGATCTACCTGCAACGCCGTTAGTTGCTTTTTTAATTGTAGCACCTGCAGAAATTGCAGATCCCGGAGCAACTCTTACAGTTGCAGTAAGATCGTCACTAACTGTTGCTACTGTAAAATATGCAGTATCGTTAATTGTTAAGCTATCACCAGGTTGCAACGTAGTTAAGAATGAAGTTCCAGTTCCTGTAATTGTGCCGTTAGTACCAATTGCAACAGTACCGGTTATAGAAACTGCATCAACTGCATTTGTACATTCGCTTAAGAAATAAGTTCCAACTCCTGTTACTGTAGCCGAACCTGTAACTACTGAAACTTTACCAGTAGTAATATTAGGATATCCTGCGATTGTGTTGCTAACCGTTCCAAGTAGTTGTGTTCCTAAATTACTTGGATTTAAAATTTTAATAGACGATGCTAGTGTAATTGATGGACTAAAAGCAACTGTTACTGTAAAACTTGAATCTGAAATAATTGATGCTACTGTGCGTTTTTGGCCTGCAAGCATGATAATATCGTTTACACGAAGTTGTGTAATAAACAATGATCCTACGCCTGTTACAGTTACATCTGATGCAGTTGCGGTTCCTTGTAGTGTGTCGTTACGTAACCATTTATCAACTGTTGCAAAGGTAGGCCATAAATCCGCACCGGTTGTTACCGCTCCGTATGTAATTGCGGCACTGTTTCTACCGAGTTCGTTAAGTACTGCCATTTGTTATTCTCCTAAATAATAGAATGATATGTCATTCCGATATGTGTATTTAGTTGTTAACTGTGTATTAGGGCCATACTAAGGTTTATACTAGAACCTGCGACAATATTAACAGTAAAGAAATCTAAAGTAGTAATTGGGTAATTTAAGTTTATATATGATGCTGTAAATTCTCCAGTTGGTACTGTAAAATAACTTAAAAATGCGTTATTTTTATATAGTGCTACTAGTAAATCAGCAGTCTGTATTTGGCCAACAGTAAGTTGCACCATGGTAATAGTAGTTGCAGCAATTGGAACAAATATAGAAGTTCCTTGTATTGGTGCAGTAAATTCGTTCAGTAGATTAAATGTTTTAATAACAGTAAGTGGACTAGCAGTTAACCCTAGATTAGTAATTGCATTTTGTTTTTCTGTTTCGCTTAAATTTTGATTATTAATGTCATAACGAACAGCACCAACAGATACACCGTCTTGTCCTGGAAGACCTTGCGGTCCTGTTTCCCCTTGAATACCGCGCGGCCCAGTATCACCAGTATCGCCTTTAATACCTTGTATCCCTTGTATGCCTTGTTCGCCAGTATCGCCTTTAGGTCCAGTATCACCAGTATCGCCTTTAAGTCCTTGTATCCCTTGAATACCTTGTTCGCCGGTATCGCCTTTAGGTCCGGTATCACCCTTAATGCCCTGTATTCCTTGAGCACCAGTGTCACCTTTAGGTCCAGTTGCACCTGTATCGCCTTTGATTCCCTGTATACCTTGTTCGCCAGTTGCGCCAGTGTTACCAGTATCGCCTTTAAGTCCTTGTATGCCCTGAATGCCTTGTGATCCAGTTTCTCCAGTGTTACCGGTGTCACCTTTAGGTCCTCGTATAGTTCCTAAAAATTCCCAAGTGGTTCCGTTCCAGAAGTAGCCATCACCAGTAGATGTAATTACAAAGAGGTCACCTACTTCGCTTGTAAGAGGTAGTAAATCAGCAGTTAATACTGCACCTTTAATAACAATAGAAGTTCCATTTGCACCTGCAGGTCCAGTATCACCTGTATCGCCTTTAGGTCCAGGAGTAGTTGATGCAATTCTCCAGCCACCTGCATATCTAATGTTTAAAACGCCAGTTACTGAATTCCACCATAATGTTCCGGTAAGTACTCCTGTTGGAGCAGTAGCAGATACAATAATAGTTGCATCACCACCTCCACCTGAACCGGTATTGATAGGGATACCTCCAATAGTAATACCATCGGATAGTCTTAGATCACCAATTTCTTCATTATAAAATATAGTTCCAATTACACCAACATACTCGTCGGCTTCAATGGTTGTAATACGTCCTGATTTAATCTTTTGAATAGTCATACTGTATTTATTGTATGCTAAACAAAAGATTAATCAGAAGTTTGTTTGATTAGTACATGCGTTTGCGATTTACAGATACTGGGTTTGCTTCTTTTTGCAGTTTTTTACGATACCGTGCTTTTGCTGCACCTGCTTCTCGTTTACGTTTCGTAGTTGGTTTTTCGTAAAACTCTTTTTTACGTAACGTTTCTAATTTTCCAGAGTCTTCAACTTTGCGCTTAAATCGTCTTAACGATTGTGTAATGTTTTCATTTTCGCGCATTGTTACTTTAACTCTATTCTGCATTGTTATCATCATCTTCCTCATTGTTAATTTGTTCTACAATCCAATCTAAATCATATATTCTATTTTTAGAGATTAGATGGTAAGGTGTTAGTTCGTCGTTAGTTATATAGTATGCATTAGGATGGGTAAGCATAAATGTGACAAAAGATTTAGTAATCGGATCACAATTATCAACATCAATAATTACTACTGCTACTTGGTGTGTAACACTTAGTAACCAATCAATGTCTGCTTCATCGGTATCATATATGAAAATATTAATATCTTCATCACTTTCACCAATAATTGCATGAAATTGTTCTAATACATGCGTTGATGGTTTTACTAACAAATAACCAACATCTAAATTAAAAAACTTATCCGGAGGTGTAATAACCGTAATTTTTCCTAATGGATTCATGTGACCTTCTATGTGGTAATTAGTTTTGCCTTATATTTATCAGAGAAGGACTTGATAGCTAAAGATACTTTTTGAATACCTTTTATGCCAATTGCATTAGCTGCTGCTTTTGATAAGTCGATAACTCTACCTTTAACAAACGGCCCTCTGTCAGTAATCTTAACTAACACAGTTTGATTATTAGCTAAATTAGTTACTTCAACTATAGTTCCAAATGGCAATGTTTTATGTGCTGCCGTTAGTTCTTTAGGACTAAAATATTCGCCACTTGCAGTTTTAGGTCTGCGTCGATATCTAGGTCCAGATTCGTAACCATACCAACTAGCTATACCTTGCATTTCGTTAGATGTATGTGCTGATCTAAGTCTATGCTTATAATGCAGGTGTTTAGTTTTTTTATGTACACTGTGTTGTATTGAATGATTGTCAGTTGAATGTTTAGTAGCTGCATTTACTGGAGCTACGGTGGTAATTATTGAAAGGGCAAGAAGCCCTGTTATTAGTGAATTTTTCATTTTTTCTCCTTTCACTTGGTGTGCATTAAAATAACTGCACATTACATTAAGGGAGTAAACTGCACGAGGTTCTTTGAACCCATTTTGTTCGTGACGTCTTCTCCATCAGCCACAACATAAACTGCATGTTGCACCTTTGGCAAGCCTGGCTTCCCGAATTTCGCGGGTTTCTAATTTGGCCAAGACTCGCAGGATTGATTACATCTCTCAATCCAACTATCTCAGTTTCTCTCGAAACATATAATATATAGCATTGAACTTTAAAATTCTGTTAAAAAAGTGACTTTTTAACGAATTAAAGTATACTATTTGTATATTATACGCTTGTTATTATATTTTGTCAAGTAAAAACTAATAAATACACTATATTATTACAAAAAGGATTACATATGAAAATACAAGATTTAATGGAAGGCTATATTGCAGATGCACTTCCGGATCTAATTAGTCACGCAAAATCATTAATAACAATGTATTCGGTAGAGCTACCTGCAATAGTAAAAGGACTTGATGCAACCGTTACTGATCCATACAATCCAGCTGAAATTGGAGTTGTTAACAGAAACATTAACGCATGTAGACTACGAGTCGGTAGTATACGGTCAGTTTGGTTTACTAACAATTACTTAACAGTTAACAAAAACAGAGCAAATACAGGAATGGGTGGTGGAAAAACTGCACGTGGTTTAAAGAATGCATTAGTTACATTGTCTGAAATTCCCCACTTACGTAAAGTTGATGGTTTAAAACAGTTAGCACATCTAAGTGTAAATATTAATCCAAATCATCAAGTTCAAGCAACAATGGCTCAACGTAAGTCAGGAACAGCTCCACCAGAAGCAGACATTAAAACGTATAGTCAATTAATGAGTAAAATTGAAGATTATCTTCCAGAGATTATACAAGACATTGCTAAAATTGCTAAACCAGAAGAAGTAGAAACTAGTTTTTTAGATAAAGAAGAAATATACAGATTAGGTGAAAGATTACGGCATGTGATTGATAATTGGGATAATTTAAAAGGCACCATTCCTAAACCATATGAAGGCGGAACTAAGTTTAAAAAACAAGGTGATGCATTAGTATCTGTAAACAAACCAAAAGGTGCAGATTTAGGTAAAAGCGATATAGTTAGTGCTCCTAAAAAACCAGTAAAACATGATACACATTCTCAAAATATAAATGCGGCTCAACAAGCAATTAATCAAGGTTTTGATTTACTTAAAAAGAATGGTATTAGAGATCATGAACTACATGCAATTAGACAAAAAGTTCAAAAAAGTGATAATCAACTAATGACCTTAATGCAAGTATTCCAAGAATTTGGAATTAGTCCAAATGCGTTAAAGGAAGCTTGGTTAAGAACATATTAAGAAAAAAGGGCTAATAGCCCTTTTTTATTTTGGAGTTACTGTAATTATTATTGCACCTTCGACACTAGTATTTTTACCACCATTTGCAGTTCCGCCGTCGTCTTTTGCTTTAAATTTAAAAAACGTAGGATATTCTCCGGATTTCTTTGTATTTGGGTGATACGTTAATGTAGGTATCAACTTTGCAGGAATACTTTGATTTGCCTTAACTCTTGCTTTACCTAATGTTAAAAACCCTTCTTTTGGTATTGCAGTAATAATTATTGCACTTAGGTTATTTTGATCAATGTCTACAAAATTAAAATCGGACTGTGCAAACGTTTTAGTACGTTTCTTTGTAACGCTAACGTCTACTCCGGTAACACCCGGAGCTTGATTAGGCGGTTTAACAGGTGTAGTAGTTTTATCAGGTGTAGTAGCAGTACTACTAGTAGTAGCAGTTGCAATAACAGGTCCTGCCATGCTAGCATCACCAGCAAATACATTTCCACTACCGGACGACACAATTCCGGCATCTGCAGAATCACCTTTTCTTGAAATTGGAATCCCATTAACAAATACAGATGCAGATCCAGCTTTAATTTTTTCTGTGTGATTTACACAATGTTTTCCTACTTTATGGGTGTGTACTTTAATAGCATCACCTTTTCTACAAGCACCTTTACTATTAATAAACACATTAGTTGAGCATTTATCGGTTTTAGTAGTTACTGTACATGTATGACCGGTGAGTACTGAATCAGTTTCTGATCCCCTTGCAACTGCTGGCATTATTTAAAGTACCTTGGAACTTTTTTAGACAATGTTTCTAATCGACCTATTAAATCAGCATCAGAACTATTGTTAAGACTAGAATTAAGGTATATTGCAATGTCTGTCCAATCAAACGCTCCTACTGTTTTTAACCCGTCTTCGGTCGCTAATGTTTTTAATGCAGTTAAATTGTCCGCAATAGTCTTTAACAGATTTATAATAGGCGTTGACGATACTGCAGTACCGACGGTTAATGTTAAATTATTAGCAGGAGTAGATCCGCCTAACAATGCACCCGGAAGTGTAATAGTATTTCCGATCTCATAATTACGACCTGCAGAGGTTATAGTAATTTTAATTCCGGTATATGATGTTCCACTACCTGTTTTTTCTATTGTAAAAACTGCTCCAGTACCTGCTCCATTAGATGCAGATTGTATAACATTAGTGTAAGTAGCTGCCGATGCAATACTAGTTCCTGCTGTTGTAAATGTAGTAATTCCTTGAATTAATGCACCTACTGTAGTAATTGCAGTATCTATTGATTTTTGGTTGCTAGAAATAGTTTCTTGACTAGTTGCAATAGTTTCTTGACTAGTTGCAATAGTTTCTTGACTAGTTGCAATAGTTTTTAATAAAGTTATGATAGGGGTAGCCGATACTGCAGTATCGATTGTTAATGTCAAGTCGTTAGTAGGAGTCAACCCACCTAAATTTGTGCCTAAGATTGTAATTGTGTCACCGATCTCATAATTACGACCTGCAGAGGTTATAGTAATGTTAATTCCGGTATATGATGTTCCACTACCTGTTTTTTCTATTGTAAAAACTGCACCAGTACCGGTTCCGCTTGACGCCGACTGAATAACGTTAGTGTAAGTAGCTGCCGATGCAATACTAGTTCCTGCTGTTGTAAATGTAGTAATTCCTTGAATTAATGCACCTAATGTAGTAATTGCAGTACCTATTGATTTTTGATTGCTAGAAATAGTTTCTTGACTAGTTGCAATAGTTTCTTGACTAGTTGAAATTTCCGATAATATGTTTAATACAGATGTAGTTGAAACCAAACTACCAACCGTTAATGTTAAGTTGTTAGTAGGAGTCAACCCACCTAAACTTGTGCCTAAGATTGTAATTGTGTCACCGACTGCGTATCGATTTCCGGGTGATGTTATAGTAATAGTAGTACTTGCGTAAGATGTTCCATTATCTGTTTTTTCTATTGTAAAAACTGCACCAGTACCGGTTCCGCTTGACGCCGACTGAATAACGTTAGTATAAGTTGCAGTAGCAGTAACACTAGTTCCTGCTACTGTAAATGATGTTATGCCTTGTAGTAATAAACCAGTAGTAGCAGAATTAACCGTTAACGATTGTGCAATAGTTTCTAATGCAGTTGCAATTCTGCCATATAACGGAGTGTAGTCAATTGTTGCAATACTACCTGTAGAGTCAGTAATAACTGACTGGCCCGGTATTACTGTAGTGTTTAATGTTAACGCCATATTAAATCCTTATTGCAATATTTATGCAATAAGGAATACAACATTTATATAATAATACTAGTTGTTGCTTCTGTATATGATTTAGCTGATTCTCGTTCGGTCGGTTCTAATACTACTACGGTAGCAGCAGCAATTTTAATTGTTTTATCTGGGTCAACTGTAAACAAGTAAGGAGCCATTCCAATACCGCCTTGTGCTGCTGTTAATACACGTGGTTTTGAAACTTTAATGTATTTTTCTGTTTCTTCAACTAGCGATGCAATAAGTTCTTCACCTGAAGTTAATTTAAGAGTTACTACTTCGCCTGGTGTTACGCCTTTATCTATAATCATGATTTGCCTTTATGTATTGTTGTAATTCTGAAAATCCACCGATATAATTGCCATCAATTTTAATCTGTGGTAATGTTCTTGCTGTTGGTACTTCTTCTAATAGCTGGTCTTTAGTCCAGCCACCATTGGATATGTTTCTTTCTTCAAATCCAATGTTTTTCATTTGTAACAAGCTCTTAGCTTGCACGCAATACGGACATTGGTCCTTTGACCATATAATTGCTGTCATTTAATAAAATCCTTGTACGGGTTTGACCAATCAATTTTTGCTATATTGGCCATTAATTTTTTTACTCTTGCTGGTGAGTTTATTGCAATTGCATGATTTTTTGCTATTGTTGAGCAGGCACTGTTGCCTTCATACATTTTAATCTTGCGAGATTTTTTTAAATATCTGTCTGCTCTCATAAGTCCGGTAATTCGTCATAATCCAATTCGTCACTCATTACACCAATCACATAATTAACACTTTCAGATTCTTGTAATGCAGTTTGCTTTTTACTTGGATCGGCGTGTTTGTTAAACCATGGAATAGGCGTTGATTTAGGTGCTTGTTCACGATACTTAATACCAACTTCTTTTAAAGCGTGTACTGCAGTATAGTCAACAAATTCTTTTAAGATGTTAGCATTAAGTCCAATTACTGGACCTTTTAAAAATAAGTAATCTGCCCATTCTTTTTCTTCGCGGATCACGTCGATATACATATTATACACTATTTCTTCACACTCTGCTTTAATTTCGGTAAAACGCGGATCATCTTTTATTACTTGATTAATCATATAAGCAGTCCACTCTTTGTGTAATAACTCATCTTGTAATATAAGCGCAATGATGTTACCATTACCAATAAACAGCCTGTTTTCAACCATTGCTAAACTAGTAGCAAATGATACCATAAATCGGAATGCTTCTAATGCATAACTTGCGTGTAGTGCAAGCCAAATAGCTTTAATGTGGTCTCTTTCAAGAACTTCAATACCAAGTTCTTTTTGACAGTTAAGTTTATGCAATCTATTGTAGTATTTGCCAACACTACTTGCCATGTCAACAATTTCTTTAGTATCATGTATGGTGTTAAATATCTCTTTTGGAATATTATAGATATTACGAATAATATGGCTATAACTGCGACTATGAATATTTGACTCATAGAATCCCCAGTTAATCATTAGTAGTTCTGCTTCGGGTACACTTACTACAGGTGTAAACACTTGTGTAGGACCACGGCCTTGCAAACTATCTAATGCAGTTTGTCTTAGTAAGTTACTAGTGAATATATGCTTAACTGCATCACTCGCATCTTTAAAATCGTTAGCATCTTTACTTAATGATATTTCTTCTGGAGTCCAAAAGAACCCTCTAGCAGTTGCTTCAAACTTTTGAATACGTGGATAGCGTACTTCTTCAAATCTTTGAATAGTAACTGTTCCGTCTAGAAACAGTTTTCTAGACAAGTAGTTAGTTTGTTCACCTAAATTATACTGTTCTTCACTCATAGCCGTCACCTGAATAGTTTATACATAATCCATTTTCTTTATCAATGTAAACACTTAATACATCATCCTCAGATAACGCAGCAAGTATAGGACCTTTAGCTTCGTCTTCAATTATAAAATTGTCAGGTACACCCCAAAATTTTAATTTTTCATTAAGTTGTTCATCTAACAATTCGTCGTTTGTTAGTTCTCTTGTTACAAGTTCATTACTCATTTACAATCCTTATTGTGCTTTTTTCATCTAATGCATACCACGCACTTTCAAGATATTTTGTTATGTCGGATAATGTTTCTTCTGGAAGACGCATTACCCATTCGTTAGTGTTAACATCGTGTTTAAGTGGTAATTCAACTTTTAAATTATGTCTCATTGATATTACTAATTTTTTATCTTTCATTTTTTAATTATACCTAAATATGCTAAAAACACTAAACAATATATTGTTATCGATAGTTTGATTTCTCTTACTTTGTTTAATATAGAATTAGTTAAAGAAGTTGCCTTCCACTTATAATATAGAAGGCCTCTGTTTTCTATTGTATGTAACTGTTCTAGTACTTGCTTCATAACGTTTTGTTTACCTGTTCCTTTCTTGGCCACGCACTTGCCTTGCCGTTTTTAATTAATTTTGATATTACGCTATTCAGATGTCTTTGTTTATTCTGTTCAGGAGTTAGCGCAAATATGCCTGTTTTGTTTTCCTTAGCAGATTGTCCACCTTTTTTACCGCCAATACTTCCAGCGATAGAAGCGTGTCCTAGACCAAACCCGCATTTGCCGTCCTTGTTTGCCTTAATAGCAGCAAGAGAACACAATTTACTTCTTTCTTCTTTTGTTAATCCAAGGCGTTGTGCTATCCTATTTGCAGCGGCAAAATCCCCTTGTGAATAGTGTATATCAAAGTGCTCTTGTAATGATACTGCTTTTAAGTTTGTAGGAGTGTTGTTGCTATGATTACCATCAATATGATGGATATCGTATCCTTCCGGAATAGGTCCGTAATTCTTAATAAAAATTTTTCTATGTATTTTAGTTTCAGCCATACGTGTGCTCCTTTACATCATAGATTCATTGATATGTTTCCAATTTATAATCTTCCACTGGTTTTCAAGATAACGTTTTTTATCCCATTGATAATCGAGAGAGTAAGAATGTTCCCACCAGTCAACTAACAATACAATGTCTTTTTTAATAGCATGATTAGTTATTGTTTTGATCTTGCCATTTTTAGCAAGATAGACCCAACCACTGCCTTGTATGCCCATTGCTACTTTTAAAAACTCTTCTTTAAATTTATCAAAAGTTTTATAATGGGTTTCAATTAACTCTAGCACTTTGCCAACTGGTTTGTTTAGGTTGCCAGTTGACTCTTGATACTGTTGAAACAATATGTTGTGTAAAAATACACCTGCTTCGTTAAACACCGGATCGCCTTCACCTGCATTATAACGTTTTGCGTATGTTTTAGCAAGATGTTCGTAATGATATTCTAATGTTGCTTTTGAGATAGCAGGACTTAATTCATCCATACTGTACGGTAGCGCATCTATTTTTAAAGATGCCGGTTTACCTTCAGTAATAAATTGTTTAATAAAACTATAGCTCATAACTTATTCCATTCTATATCTTGAGTAGGAACCCAGCCATTCCTAAAATATTTTACCATATTCATAAATGGACCTATTTCCTTACCGTGATTCTTATTTTGCCAATCATACTTCTTGTTCATAACTAATCCAAATAGTTTACAGTAAGATGGCATATCATATGCTACCCATGTATCATAAATTGCATCAGCTCTTTTCCATAGTGCTAGTGTAACATCAGTTGTTCTTGGATGTTTCCACGGTTTAATTCCTGAAATAGGGTTTTTATCTCCTTTCATTTTATCTGATAACACTTTTTTACCTTCTTTTGTAAAATGGTTAGGAGAAAGAGGTTTTCCAAATGCATAATGCTGTTCTCCTTTAATAGGGTTTAGTTTTTGTGGATTGTTAGGGCCACGCATATAGTCGGAATATTGTCGTTTTAACCACCCGTATGCTTTATTATTTCGTTGCTGATTGCTGTTTGACGATACCATAAACATAGCAGCCTTAACTAACCTAATATTATTAGGATATATTTTAACTAACAACAGATGGCACAAATAATGTTCTTCTGGAGTTAAGGATACTAAGTTATTTGTATCATCAGACCCTCCCATACACCTTGGAATAATATGATGTTTTTCTTTGTATCCCTCTAACATTCTAGATTGTCCCCTAATTATTATATCATTGTATATTTTTTGATAATTCATATAAGCTCCTGTACACTTATTTATTATAGTTTACAGAAAACTTATAATTTACAGGCTACAACTTACAAGATTCACAACCCTCATCATCGTCCTCAATAATTGCACTAGGTAAATCAACTTCAGCTTCTTCTTTACTACCTTGTTTATTCACTAGGCTGTAATAAAAGGTTTTGATCCCCCATTTAAGTCCTAACATTAAGTTCTTAGCAATTAGTGTAGTTGGTACTTTTCTACCTTCAAAGTGTGCAGGGTTGTAAAAAGTATCAGTACTAATAGATTGATCAATGTATGCAGCTAATACCGCAGCAGTTTTCAAATACCCTACACAATCAGTTTGATCCCACATAAGCTGATATTTGTTTTTCAACTTATGATATTCCGGAACTACTTGTGTAAGTGAACCTGATTTTGATTCTTTAGTTTGTATTAAATGCATTGGCATTGCAATGCCGTTAGTTGAGTTAATCACTACACTAGAACTTTCAACTGGAGCAATAGCACCTACTGTAGCATTACGTACACCGTACTCTTTCATATCAGCACGCAATGGTTCCCAATCAAGTTCTGGAGTAAAGTCAGTTAATTCATTAACTCCGTCTGCACGTAATTCCCACGGAAAAATACCCTGTCCGTACCGTGTTTTAGCACTGTCTCTACATGCACCACGTTCTTTAGCTAATTCAACTGACATTTCTGTTAGGAAGAATGTTTGATGTTCTATCCAACTTTTAACTTCAGTTAATGCATCTGCATCGCCGTATTTAAAGTTGCGTTTTGCATGCCAGTATGCTAAGTTAGTAACACCGATACCTAATGGACGTATTTCTTGATTACTTTCACTACTGTGTACAGATAAGAAATCTTGGTAGTCTAGTATGTTGTTTAAACTACGATGTAAGATACGGCAAGCTCTACGCATATCTTCTGGGTTACGGAAAGCTCCCCAATTAATAGACCCCAACGTGCATAACGCTATGCGTCCGGTTGGATCATCTAGTCGTTTAAATGAAACTGTGGGGAGCAAAATTTCTTGACATAAATTACTTTGGTAAATTGTATGATGTTTTGGATCAAACGGACCTTGCTTAATTACGTTATCTATAAAGACGAGGTAGATACGCCCTGTATCAGTTCGTTCTTTTAAGAGTCCTCCTTTAAATACTTCTTCCGCAGACATGGTCTTCTTCCGAACTCCTTCAGTTTTTTCATACTGTAGGTACAGTTTTTCGAAGAGAACTGTATCAGTGTAAAACGCTTCATATAAGTCTGGAACTTCATTAGGATCAAAAAATGTTATGTTTTCTTTGTTTTTAAATCTACGCCAAAAGAATGCACTTAATACTACACTGTAGTCTAAATGGCGTACCCGTGTTTCGTCTGTGCCTTGATTGTTCTTAAGTACAATTAAGTCATCAAACTGATAATGCCAAATTGGATATGTTACTGTAGCACTAGCATTTCTAATACCACCTTGTGAGCAGCAACGTAAGTCACCAAACCATTTCTTTAAAAATGGTATCATACCTGTGTGCATAATTTCACCACCGCGTATAGGACTTCCTAATGCGCGTACACGTCCAATTTCTAAACCTATGCCAGCACGTTTGCTAGCATATTTTGCCATCATCTCGCCACTAGCAAATATAGAATCCAAATCGTCATCACTGCGTATGAGAACGCAGCTGCTGAATTGTTTAGTTGGAGTTCCGAGCCCAGCAAGCACAGGAGTAGCAAGAGTAAATAAGCCATCAGATGCCGCATTGTAATATTCCTTTATAAACTTCATTCTAGCTGCATTTGGTTCTTCTCTATGGAACACAGTTGCAGCCGCAATCATATATCTAATTTGTGGGGTTTCGTAAATGTCTTTAGTAGATCGATTACGTACTAAGTATTTTTCAATTAGCTGCTCAATAGCAGCAAATGAATAAGTTTCGTCTTTTGAATGATCGAGCATGTCATTCATTTTAGTCCATTCATCTACAGTATACCATTCTAGTAATTCTGGAGTGTATAGACCAACTTCAATGTTCTTTTGAACTATTGTATACAGATGCGGCGGCTCGTATTGGCCATATACATCTTTACGAAGCATAGATAAACGTTGTTTACCTGCAACGTATTGGTAATTAGTGTGACCTACATCTGGATTAGCATCAACGTCAATTAGGTTAACGATTGCCCGTAATGTAATTTCGTCAATTTCAGATGTAGTAATATTATCGTAAAATTGTGGTTGGCTTTTAATTTCAATCATAGATTGACTTACATCGGCAATACCACTGCAAATCTTTGCAATTTGTGCTTGCCATTTGTCAATCGTTAGATCTACTTTAGTGCCATTTCGTTTTGTTACTGTTATTTTATTCATATAATTTCACTTCTGGTTAGGATAGTATTTATTTGGCAGACATCTCTCTAAAATAGATTTAGATTGTAAAAAAATACTAATTAAAACAATAAGATGCGTTGATATACTGGTAGACTTATCTCTTATCATTTAACGTAATTATACGCTCTTTTATCTGATAAGTCTACCAGTATGGTAATTATGATATAGCTGTATATGAGTAAGTTAACGTTCCTTCGTTGCTTGTAAGATCGTTAGTATATGAAATAACTATTGAATTGTTGTCAATTGCTACTGTAAAATCTAATTTTATTCCATTGGCACTTGTAGCGTTGCATGTGAATTCTTCAGAAGAAGTAATACTAGGTGAATTTACATTTATTGAAATTTGTCCTTGTCTAGTGTATGCACCATTAAATGTATAATTAACTACATATGATGTTGATCTACTAACTGCTCCTGTATTGTCTCTGCTTAGAGGAAGTTTAATCAAATCTACACTGCCTGAAGATACTACTATATCTACTACTTTTGTTGCACTAGTAAATACCGACGATCCCGAAACTTCTGGCATGTACGTTGTTGTTAAACTAGGATCAGCTAATACAACTGATCTATCAGATCGTATATCTGAGTTGTAGTTCCCAGGTTGATCAAAATAAATTTGTGGTACAATAGGAAGGGTATTAATACCGCCCACGTTAACTAAATTACAGTGTGTGATAGAGTTATTAGTTCCAACAATGCTAACAAATGCTTGTTTGGTAATTTGGTTAAATTTGTAGTTAGTTACATGATAGTTAGATGGGCCTTCATCAGTACTAGTTAAATCTACACCTAATGCAAATCCTATAAATGCGGTTGAAATAACACCGTTGTTAAATGTAATATGTGTAGATGCGTTGCCGGCGTATACACCGTAGTAATAGTTATTAATTATAATATTGTTAAACACAACATATTCTGCAGTAGTAGTAGATAGACTATCGATGTTAATTGCTCTATTGTCAAGTGCTTCTCCTAATGACCAATTACCAAGAATTTTAATATTTTGAAATACACTATTAGTACAGTTTGCAATATCTAATCCAATAGTTGCAACTTCAGTTGATTGTATTGTTAGTCCTTCTACATGAATGTAACGAGGGTTAATTACTGGATATGGAGAATCGCTGTCCGTTGTACACCGAGCTGCAGTACCTAAACCAGTATATTGAATAATTGTTTTATCAACACCGGCGCCAATGATTGTTGTATAACTTGGAATAGAAAGTGTACCGTTTATTAAAAAAATGCCAGCTGGCATTTTTAACACTACTCGTCTTTTAACACTCTCTTGTGTATTAAGAAATGATTTAATATTAAAGTTTGCAAATAGTTGAGCAATTGCACGGTTAATTGCAGCTGTATCATTTGTAGTTCCGTCTCCTTTTGCTCCAAAAGCGTATACATTTACTGTATCATCTAATATAGTTTGCAATGATCGAATAATCGGAAAGCTGCTACTTGTTCCGGTGGTTATTGTTGCATCTGTTGATTTATAAGTATGTTCTAATGATGAAATTAAGCCAGCTGATCCAGATAAAATGTCTTTAGCTGTTAATATCTTAGTGTTACCTACAGTAGGTGCACCTTCTGATATCGAGCCGTTACCGATATACAGTTCCTGAGAATCAACTGCCCATCCTAACTCACCTGATGCTAATTGTGGGAATCCAGGGCCGGATCTAGCCTTTCCTCTACGTATTTGAATTTTTGAAATTTGGTAAACTGCCATGAAATATATCCTCTTTGCTATATTTATGATAATTTGGCCATAAAAAAGCCCTAATAAAAACTAGGGCTACTTAATTAAACTGCTGTTAATTCTAATGTAGTTGCAGCAGCAACTGTAGTACCAGTAATGTCAACTGATGAACCAATTCTACGAATACGTAGTTGTAATTCAGCTGCATCGTTTATTGCTTTGTCCATTACTACATATATAAACCCAGTAGCTAAATTAGGTGTGAACCATGCTAAAGGACTAATTTCTTTAACAATAATTTCAACTACACCGTTAATTTTTGCATCGCCGCCTGCGCTGTCTTCTGCTCTTAAGTCAACGTTAGTTGCACCGCCAGCTGGTTTAACTTGAATAATGTATAAATTTGCATTTTGATTGTATAAGGTTCCGACTGTAGTTGAAGAACCATTTACTCTTGTAACTGTTGCCATAATAATCTCCGTTTGTTGTATTTATCAGTTCATACTGTAATACATGTCAACTCGATCCCACCATTTATCAACGTACTTGTTAAATTCAGTACCTTCTAATATAAATTCTTGATATTGTGGTTCTCCCCATACCCACGGAGAAAGTTCGGGTGGTTTAACACACATTAGAACTACACCTTTTTGTATATTAGTTTCGTGTATCTTATTATGTGCAATAGAATATGCAGCTAGTTGAAGATAGTAATCTTCAATGTACTCACGTTTTTTAGGTTTATTAGATTGTTTATAATCAAGGATAGCAGGTTCACCTTTATGTAATCCTACAGCATCTGTAGTACCTGCATACAGTTCTGGATAGTAAAGTGCAACTTCATTACCCCAAACTTCGTTGACGTTTTTCAATCCGTGATCTATAATGTGTTGAGCCATTTTATGACTTTGCTGACTATATGGATTAGAGCCAGATTCATTTAGAAATCCTTGTGCGACAAAATCTTCCAAAAATTTATGCATACGAGTTCCGCGACTAGCAGCTTCAGTTGTAATCTGTTGTGCTTTGTCATAGCCAACAGCTTTACGCCATGCTTGTAGTGCAGCTTTATCTTCTTCTGGTTTTGTTGCTGATAGTATTGTAGTTACGGAAGGAACTTTAGATCCATCAGGGCAAGAATATAAACGCTTGCCCTTAACGGATTGTCTGTTTATTGGTGTGTATTGATATTTTTCAGTTAGTAGTTTCATGACATAATTATAATACATTTAACTGTCAATGTCAATCTTTATTTTTTCTTCTGTTAAATGCTTCTCTAGATCTTTTAGAAAAGTCACTTTCGACTTCTTTATGTTGAGTTAATGGATCCGGCATAGCTTGATTTGTTTTAATTACTAACCCTGATTCGTCATATCGATCAACAAATTGTTGTACTAATGGATCTGATTCGTATCGTTGAGTAAAACTTTCAAAGTCAATAAACGGTGCACCACCTGTTCTATCTACTCTGTTAAGAGCGTCCCAGGTAAGTGATGCACTAGTTTTATTATTGTTTGCTGCAGCTTGAATGGTCCGTAATACATTAATTAACGGATCAATCGATTCATTTACTTTTTTTTTGAGCTTAACATCATACCTAATTTACGGCTGTATTCAACACTTTCACGTTTCATACGACCTGCATCGGGAGCTGCACCTGCTAATTCTTCAGGTGAACCAATTTGTTCTTCTCCTGGAGCTGCTCCGCCAAATTCAGGAGCAGGAGCTGCAGGAGCGCCGCCGACTACACCAATAGGAGCAGTTTCGCCAGGTACTGCTGCACCTAACATTTCGGGTTCATCACCGGTTACAACTGCTAAACCTTGGCTTAGTCCTTGACGTGAAGTTTCTAATGCTGTATAGATATTATCCATTGCAGGTCTAACAACACTGTCGTATTTTTGAGCAGTATCACTACCGGCTACACGTTTAATGTTGTCTAACAATTCTAAAAATTGCTCAGAACGCATTGCAGCCATATCTTCTAACCAACCTGTGATACGTTGTACAATGTCACGTGTTTGAATAATTACATCAGCTTTTGTTTCTTCGTCTTCTAACAAAATCCAGCTTGCTTGTGATTCATTTAAATCATAACGCAATTTTAATTCTGCAGACAATTCACGACGATCTGATTCACCTAATGAAATTCTGCGTATTGCACTATTAATCCATGTGTCTGGAACTGACAGTTTTTCAGCACGTTGACGTAATCTGTTTTGTGCATAGCCTTCGTCTGTTTTTTGTTTTTTCTTTTTAGGTTTGTCTTCAGATTCTACATCAACTTCATCACAGTTTTCACGTTCAAAAATTTCTTGATTTAATACATCAAGAAACATCCGTGTTTTTTGATATGTAGCATTTTCGACAACTGAGTTATAGCTTTCATTCATTTCAAATTGGCTAATTTTAGTACGTAATTTATTACGCGCATCTTCAAGTTGTGCATCTGTAAAATTTTCTAATTTTAACGTATAACCAAAGTTTTTAGCTAAACTTTCGTTTAGTTTTGAACTGGTTAACGGTTGATTTAAATCATTAATTTGCATAATTGGTTCCTAGGTTATTTCTTATTACGTATTTATATAAAAGACTGGCGAAACAATCTCAAAATTAAGTGTTGATAATGTTGTAATAATACATTGCTTTCTTCTAAACGTGTTAACATTATTTGATATTTGTCATTATCAGTTACTAATGAAATGTTATTTTTAAACACGCTAGCGTCGGTAGAAACCGATGCATATTTACTATCTAACATTTTAACATTATGGTACTTTTCATATTGTCTATGAAAATATTCTTTTGCAGCCATCAATGCGCAACTTTTAAGATAGTACTCGTTTATTAAATCTCTCGATGTTATATTATACACACCCCAGTACTTATTGTCAAGTTGTTTAACTAAAAAGTCTTTATATACTAAAGATCCGTCAGGTAATACAGAAATAGGTAATGTTGTTTGCAGCTCTTGATCAAAATAGCCAGCAAACTCTGTAATTATTTTAGTGTTGTGCTTTTTCATTTACTACAACTGTGGGATTATTAAATCCAATTTTTTTCAATAGACTCTTACGGATCATTGTCTCTGCTATGCATTGTTCGCGATCGGTAAGGTTTGCTAATTTAATTGGATTTTTTAATCTTTCTAATAACTTTTTTTCTTCGTTAGTAGTATAAATTTCAAAATCTGAAATAAGATCTGTTATCTTCATCTTAACCCTGCAATAGTTAACATTGCTATTAATTCTTCTGATTCTCTTATAGGATTAGGTTGAACAACATTACGTTGGCTTTTACCGGCATGTTTTTCAAACTCTTTATCAACTACATCATTAATAAACTTATCAGTCGGATCACCACTTATGTCTTTATTATGACCTGATGCCATTAAATCTTCATCATCGACATCGTCAACGGTTTCGGATTGCATAGTTGAACCAATATCATCAGGTAGTTCTATTTCGGATCCAACTTTAGGTAGTTGCATTTGTTGTTGCGGAGCAGGTTGTCCAGGTTGCGGAGCTTGTCCGTTTGCAGGTTGTTGACCATTTACAACAGGAATCGGTCCTTGTTGAGGTTGCCCGTTAGTAGGTTGTCCTTCTGGCGGAACCTGTGGTTGCTGTCCATTAGCAACAGGTTGCCCCATTGTGGTGTTACCTTGCTGTTGGCCTTGTGGTTGATTAGCAGGGTTAAGATTTAACGTTGAGATATTCGGTGTATTTGGATTTGACTGAATAGCAGCAGGGGTTGTGGTAATCTTAGTAGCACCATCGGCTGATGATATTTCAACTTTTTCTGGATCGCTTTGTGTTACTTTATAATTACTTTCTGTAATTTCTTTAATCTTCATTTTGTTCTCCAAGGCTTAATTCTGCACTTTGTAATTTATCTATATGCTTACGCAAGTTATCAATTTTGCCATGAGCCCGTAGCAACTTAAATGCTAGATTCTCTACACTAAACTCGCCACCTTTTTCTAAACTAGCTTTTCTTAATCGTAAAATATCATTTAACGTATCAGTAGCTAATGCTAAATTTGATGATTTTAATGCTAGATCAATTTGACTTTGATAAGTTTCAGCTTTGCTTTCGACTTCTTCTTCAGTTACAGATGGCGGTCTGTGTTTTGGTTCGTTAATCCATTTTTCATGTATAATACTGTATATACCTGCTGAATGGTGTGGTTGTGTACTATCTTGTACATACACTTCTACGGAAATGTCTTTAATTGTTAAATCATAAGTAAAGTTGTATTGGTTCTTTTTAGCATTAAATAATTCTGCCATGTCTACATCATTTATATCAACTACTAAGTGTAGATCAATATCTGAAAATTCAGAGTAACCAAAACTTGCATTACTACCGCTAATAGTAATATCTTTTAAGTGTAATTTTTTAACATTTAAGAATTGTGCAAAGTGTCTAGCAATGAGTAATAATTTATAACGAACATCAGTTTTTAAATGATTATCCGCCCATAATACTGGATTTAATGTATCATGATAAGGTACAGCTTGTTTGGATAATTCAGTGAATCTCATATTAAAATTTTATTAAGATTGTTACTACAGTTGATAATAAGCCAGCTATAATTGTTGCAGTTGCGCCAATAACTACTTTGCTCATACTAGATTGGCTTTCTTGGATCTTGTCAGCAAGTGAAACTACTTTTGATTCAATTGTTGTTAACCGTGTTTCTAAGTTTTGATAACGTAATGCGCATAATTCTACATGGCTTTCTAAGTTATTTTTTTCTATATCAGTTGGTTTTAATGACATCTCATCGCTCTCTCGGTCGTTCGTTGAGTTACTACTTGTAACACTTATATTTATTGCTTTTTATGGAAAACGATATTCTTATGTTTTCCATCAGTTAAGAATACTGCATAGTTTTGATGTAACAACTCGTCTAATCCTTGTATGTATGGCACAAGTTCAAAGTCGTCTTTAAGAAATGCAATAGGATCGCCGTTGTCTTCATAAACAAGATCTCGTTCAGTAGTAAAATCAAAACGCCACAGCCTAACAATTTCATCTGTGTCAAATCCTACTAAACTACCTCTTACTTCTGTTGCTTGTGGACTTTGATAGTATAAAATGTTACAACGAATACCTAATGTTTGAACAACTGTATTAAAGTTTTGTTCTTTCCATCGTGCAGATTCCTTGCCAGTCTCTGCTCTGTATTGGCCAGTATGTGTTATGTCAACAAATGTATAAAGTTTATATTCTTCCATACGCTATTTAACAGTCATAAAAAAAGGGTTCACAAAATGTGAACCCTTTTAATCCCATCCCTACGAGATTTAATTAAGCTAATGCAACGCCTGTTGCGTCAACAGTTAACGAAACGATCGTAGTAGCTGCACCTGTACCAGTTGCAACTGCTGCTGTAATTGCAGCTTCTAAGTCGCCGTAACCACCTGCAACATTACTGCCTGAATCTGAGTCGTTGATTGTATCTTCTGATACTGCAACTAAGAAACCTGTTGTACCAGGAACCCAAATTTGATAAATTTCTACACCTGTTTGCAATGCACGAACTGCTAATGCAAAGTTGCTAGCAGCAGATTGATAGTTTGTTGCAAAGTTAACAGCTGAAGTAGAACCTGTAGCTCCAGTAACAGCAGTGATTTTTAATAAACGTAATTGACGTGTACCAAAGTTGCTGTAGATTTCGCCAACACCGTATTGGTGTTGCGCAGGCATTTTTAAATAGTTAGTTGTAACTGCTGTTCCGATTAATGATGGCATAATATTTCTCCTCTATTACCATAACTTACTACTCTGTAAGTGTTATAATTATTTAGCATCTATATTAAAAATGCTATTGTTATTGCTTATTTTCTTGAATACGTTTAATACTACGTTTAAACTTGTTAGTGTCGCCTGTTTTAATACTATTAATAAACCTGCGTTCTAATTCAGCAGCAGTTTCTAGATCATAGTTTTCTCTTATTAATTCTAGTAGATTAATTGCGCTTTCTATTAGGTTTGAGCCCCGACTTTCTATCACTAAGTTAGTGTCACGGCTAAATCCAATATCGCTAAGTTCTTGTAAAATTGATCGAGTGCTTTTTCTCATAGTTATTCCACTGCTGGCTGTTTAAACAGATTAGGATGCATCTTGCCCCACTTACGCATAATAACCGCAGCTTGCGCATTTGCTTCGTTTTCGTGAGGACTGCCATCGTTACCGCTATCTTGTGTTAATTCGTTATTCATATCTTGTCTATAATGGACTAACTCGTGAGCGATTGTCCGACAACAATCCATAATATGTCTATTAGATAAGGTAACGGTAATATGTTTATTACCATATCCGCCAAATGATTTATGCTTTACACTAATTTCATTACCGTCTTGTAAATCAATGTCAGGCAGTTCATCTAGTTGCAGCTCGCTCGCTGCAAACTCAATAAACTTATCAATAATGCGTGTAGCCTTATTGTACTGTAAACCTTCTGTTAATATTTCTTGTACTTTCATATTAGTACTTATCGTTTTAACAGTTGAAGTATACGAGAAAGATCGTCTGTTTCATCAGTATCATCTTCTGCACCAACATCTTCAGGTTCAGTTAATTTATCAATAACTGCGCTGTCTTTGCCAGCATCAGCTTTTTTAAGTTCTAACTCTTGTTGTAACGGCGATACGAAGATTGGATTCTCATCAGGTTCTTCTGAATCGTTGCCTGCTACGTCAATCTCGGGATCTCCGTCACCGTTTATCTTGATGTTTATTGGCACATTGATTGTAAATTCTTTTGCTCTCATTATAAATCCTTTAGCTATACTATACTTATCTTTTATATATGCTCTTGCCAAGTAACTACGCCTACAGCATCATCGTTATTAGTAGTAGCAATAGCAGCCAAACACCATATATCTGATACTCCGGCAATAGTGCGTCCTAGTTGTTGACTAAAGTCTACGTCATTCGAAGTAATAGAGGCTGATCCTCCTTTGTTTGATCCCACAAATATTCCTTGATCAATCACAGTTCCACCTGACAATCCGGTAGCAGAAAGGTCATACTCTACTGAACTGTCTGTTCCGGCACTGGTCCAGCTAGCAGCAGTCAATGTTGGATTTATAATTATCCGATAGACAAATGCAGCCTGTTGTAGACCAAACAGATCAAACTTAACAGGGACAACAACTGAATCAAGATTAGCTGCTTTGAGTCTGATACATACTAGAGGTCTATATACTGTGTTGCTGAGATCCTTGCCTGTTAGACTAGTTCCAATACTTCGACTAACACTACGATTCATGTAGCCACCTTCGGATATCACAGTTGAACATATGGCTCGCATGGTGCCCGCAGCTCCGGTGCTTGTTAGTTCATATCTAACAGGTAATGAAGCAGTAGTCATGTAAACTTTGTTAAAGCTGACTTGGTTAGCGTGATGGAATGTATGACAGAGTATAAACTGCCCATCGATAACAAATCCGCAACGAACTGATCCTACGCCCAGCCATTCAATATCACACCAAAAAATCTGTGCTCTACTTACAACTAACGTGATGCCGCTTGGCCCGGTTCCATTAAGTTTATCACCATTCCAATTTGCTTGAGCAAACTTTTCTGTAGTATCGTCTACAGACCCTGATGTATATTTTCTAATCACAAGATTTAATGTATTACCATCTACTTCAAAGTATACACCGTTCTGTGCTCCAAACAATCCTACCCGCTGACGCAAGCCTGCGGTAGGTGTGGTCATAACAAAAGTAGCCAACGTCAGCAAACTCTTACCAGGCTGATAAGCAAACACTGATTTGGTTTGTCTCAAACTTTCATCGCCGTTGCCTAACACCGACATTAATACTGAACTTTCATTAGGTAGAAATACACTTGTAGCCGCACCAGTATCTACTTGATTCCATTTGAATGGGTCATCTCTGTATCGTTGAGCACCATCAAACAAAGTAAACGGATTACTAACTCGTAATCTGCCAAACGCATCTAGATTTGCTCCACCAAACGATACAACAGGTGTACCTGTAATCGTAGCATTGACATTCCCACTAATAGGAACTGGATTGCCACTGTCATTCTTAATCTCTACTTCTGGTATTGTGCCAATGTTTACGGTAGGTGTTCCGCTAATAGTAACTGTGGTATTCTCTAACGCTGATAATGTACTAGCACCTAGTTCTACTGTGCCACTCACAGTTGCTGATACTGTACCATCTACTGTTATGCTACCGCCGCCATCTTGAACTGTAACAGTACCAGTAACACCTACATTTTCTAATGCTGTTAATGTTGTACTACCTAACTCAACTGTACCGCTTACTATGGCATTGATGTTTTCAAGTGCTGACAAACTTCCGCTGTCTAACGTAACTGTGCCACTTACTTGTTGGGTAGTTGGGAATGTTACATTAGCTGTTACAGTTCCGCTAACTGGTTGTGTAGTTTGCCAAAATGTTCCTGTAACCGGAGTAGTTGGCATGCTTGCAATAGATACTGGTTGGGTAGTTTGCCAAAATGTTCCAGTTACTGCAATTGGATTAGTATTAGAAACATTAGCATCAACATATATACGATTATTTACAGTGTTGTCATTACTATCTTTAGATACTTTGATTAATGTTGGAAATGCTGGGAAGTTACCTACATCGATACTAGTTGGAAATGCTGGGAAGTTACCTACATCAATACTAGTTGGAAATGCTGGGAAGTTACCTACATCGATATCACTTGTTAAATGAACTGGAATACTTTGTAATTCGGTGTTATTAATTTTAATTTCAGATGCAATGTTAACATTTCCAGTTACTGTAATATTATCAGATCCTAACGTAACTCGAACATGCGGAAGTTCGTCAACGAGTTCCATTGCATGATGTAAATTATTTAAATTAGGATTTTTATTGTCGTGTTCGTACGCCATTATGTAATCCAAGGACGACCTAATACTAGTCCGCCTGCATTAGGATTGTCTGTAATTCCGTCACCGTTATATTTTGTTGGTAATTGCGTAATATCATAATTGTTTCTATCACGATAGTATTGTTTAGTAGGATCTACACTTCCTGTAACTGTACCATCAGCTGCTACGATTTTACCTTGACGTTTAGCTTTTGCTAACGCAAGTTTAGCTGCTTGTTTTGCTTCTTTGGTTGATAACCATGCGATTCCGTTAGCTGACATTATTGCCCCCTCATTGCTTTAATCATTACAATATGTTCAGGATGATCGTCTGTTGGTTCAAATTCTGTATCAATTAAATGCGGATACGCACTTGGATCTTTAACTCTTATATCAGCAGGATGTTTTGGACCATTCATTCCGCCACCTGCATGTATTGTAACTGAATCTAAATCTGCATACGCCGGATTAGGTTCATTAATAAATCTGTGTCTTTCTGGACTATCTGCCAAATCAACAATTTGCCTAAATCTGTTAATGTCATCACCTGCTGTTACTTTATGATCAGGTTTAAGTATAAACTCTGGCTCAATAGGTTCCTGTTCTCCACCATCGATCAAGTTTAACATGTTTCTAATAATATCTTGAACTCTCATTTTTGTGTCCTCTTATCATATTTATGTTTAAATAGTGTACTATGATAAACAATGAACCTTTCAAACAAACTATTCAAAACTTAAAAGACTCTGGTAACTACCGTGTGTTTAACGATATATTACGAGAAAACGGTAAGTTCCCAACTGCAATTTGGTACGGTCCGTATAATATTAAAAATATTATAAACTGGTGTAGTAACGATTACTTAGGAATGGGACAACACAAAGTTGTGCTTGATGCTATGCGGACTGCATTAGACATGACAGGTGCAGGAAGTGGCGGCACTAGAAACATATCCGGTACTAGTCATTACCATGTTGCATTAGAATATGAACTAGCATTATTACATAAGAAAGATAGAGCGTTGTTATTCAGCTCTGCATATGTTGCTAATGAATGGAGTTTAATTGCATTATCTAAAATTGTAAAAGACATTGAATTTATAAGCGACAGTAAAAATCACAATAGTTTAATTGTTGGCATGTCGCACAGCAGAGCGCCAAAACAGATATTTAAACATAATGATTTAATTGATTTAGAAGAATGTTTAATTAGAGCAATAGATAATAATCACACACCGTGTATTGTTTTTGAAAGTGTATATTCTATGGATGGTGATATTAGTCTAATAGCGGATATTTGTGATTTAGCAGATAAATACCACGCTATAACCTATATAGACGAAGTACACGCCGTTGGACTTTATGGCACATGTGGAGCTGGGAAGCTAGAAGAACTACAATTACAGGGGAGAGTCGACATAGTCAACGGTACTCTTGGTAAAGCGTTTGGAGTCCAGGGCGGATATATCGCAGCAAGTTCTGATGTAATTGATGCAATTAGATCAGTAGCAGCCGGTTTTATATTCACAACATCAATGAGTCCGGTAACATGTGCCGGAGCATTAGCAGCAGTTAAGTATCTTAAAGATCATAATGAGTTAAGATTAAAACATCAGCAACAAGCAAACAAATTAAAAGCAAGATTAATAGAAGCAGGGTTACCTGTTATGCAAAGTGACACACACATTGTTCCAGTTCTAGTAGGAGATGCTAGAAGATGCAAAACAATGAGTGACATGCTATTAAATGATTTTAATATCTATTCACAAGCAATAAATTCACCAACTGTCCCAGTAGGAACAGAGCGTTTGCGATTTGCACCTACTCCATTGCATACTGATGGGATGATTGACGATTTAGTTAATGCACTTGTTATCGTGTTTGATCTGTGTACTTGTCATAACACAGATTTACCATAATATTTGTACCAAGATGGCTTCATAGCTATCTTTTCCTTAATACGCTGTTCTAATACAGCATCATCTGCAGGTGTTGCAGACCAATCATTAAAAAACGTAGAAGGTATACCATTTAGATCAAGTACACGACCTTGATCTAAGTTGTATCCTCTGTTGTGTAATTCACTAACTAACCGATCATATCTATTCCTAAGGAATGTTATCTTGTTGTAAAAGAACAACACATGACCCTTATTCAGTGTAAATTTAGGAGGAATTTTTTTAAGAACTTCTCTTTCTGATTGTGTCTTCAACGACCGACGAAGCGATGCAAGCACCATAGGTAATTCTCTGTATTCTGCCATAAGGTGTTGATCCATTAATTGTTTAGGGTCTACATTTGAATTAATTCTTGTCATACATACTCCTTGCTAGTTAATATGTATATATTATACAATAAATACAATAAGATGTAAAGTAAAGTGAGAGGACAACTATGGATTTAATTAGAAGTATTATTCATAATGTATTAGTGCATCCTATTCTACCATTCCTACCTCGTAGACTAGCAAGAACAATACACGAAAAGAATGCGCTGTGGGCGTACGGAAAAGAAGGTCCGTTTAACGGATTAGACTAGGAGCTTGATATGATATCAGATTTAACCTTTGAACAAAAATCATTAACAATGGCAACATTGAGCAGTCTTGCATATAATGACGATCAAGAATTTAAAGAATTAGGATATGACAGTAAATTTATAAGCCATGGTGGGTCAGACTTGTATGTATTATGGGACAACGATGATTTAATAGTAGTGTGCCGCGGAACACAACCAACTCACTTTAATGATGTTGCACATGACATAGAATTTGCACTAGTACCAAGTAGATCAGGATACGGGTTAGTGCATCATGGATTTAGAACAAGTGTAGATCTTATTTGGGTTGACTTATTAAAGATGTTACAAAAATACGGTGCTAATCGTAAAGTATGGTGTACAGGTCATAGTTTAGGTGCAGCAATGGCAACCCTTATAACTGCAAGATGTGCGCGTACAGAAAAATTAACTACGCCGTTGTTATATACATACGGTAGTCCGCGTGTTGGTGATATGACATTTATTAAACACATGAATAGCTTAAACATTGAACATCATAGATGGGTAAACAATGCAGATGCAGTTACACGGAATCCAATATTTCCATATAAGCATCATGGTCAGCTACACTACTTTGATCATCATGGCAATGTAAGAGTTTTTACAAGATGGCAGACAATCAAAGATAGAGTAAAAGGTTTTTATATCGGACTTAAAAAAGGTAAGATTAATTTCTTTGTTAATCACGATATTGGAAATTACATTAAAAACTTAGGAAGGTTATAAACCTTTCCACAAGTTACGATTAATAGTTTGTTCAATTGGACTAGTCCCAAGTGCCGGAAAGAAGTTAATGTTTACTACGTTTTGTAACTGCTCAACAGTTAAAATAAACTTAGGTAACTCTCTAGCAGAAATTCCGTCATTTGGTATTAAGAATGCAATTGTTTGATTGTTAGTTGCATCGTATATCACTTTCCATAAGTAATCAGGAATAGCTACACCTTTACCAATTGTTTTAATTTGTTTACCAGGTTGATAATAAGTTCCAGAAGTTACATAAATGTCACGCCCTTCCCCTGCCCAGTTACGAACAGTTGATTCTAACTTATTCCAAATACCTCTGTTGTTGGCAGGTACTTGTGGAACCATATTAGTAAGTGCAAAACTTTCACTCATAATTTCTTTAGTTTGAGTACTGTCGCCTGCAGGAACTAGGTGTCCTCTGTCATATGGATGACCTGCATAATCGTGTAGTGTTGCTCTAAATTGTTCTGGTACATCTAAGTCTGGACGAAAGTCGTCTTGACGATGAACTACTCCACTCATATCTTCAGGAGATACATGTTCAACTACATACTCTGCAGTTTTTGTATCGTATCGATAATGAATAGCATAGTTTTGTTTACACAAGTATTGTGAAGCAGTAAGTTGCGACACTGGAGCACCGTGTATAGAAAACTGTGGACATTTGTCATCAATGGAGTTTGCTGCTACCGTAAAAGGTAACAGAAGTAATAATAAAAATTTCTTCATTTAAGCCAGCCTATTCGTTTGTTGTTGTTAATACGATATTCATAAACTTCCACACTTCCTGGAAAGCGCCATGCCCAAATAGCAACAAGTGCCATAAAGCTGCCTGAACCAATAATAGCGTGTAAGTTATGTGTTGTGAACCATAATGCTACTAATGAACTAGTCATTACAAGCAACATCATGTATTTCATTTTAGTTGGGAAAACTTGTTTGCTTACCCAATTTGTTAAGAATGGACCAAAATACTTATGATTATAGATCCATGCGTGCATTGTTGGGCTGCCTTTACTAAAGCTATAAGCAGCACCTACTAGGAATGGACTAAATGGCAGTCCGGGAGTAACTACACCGATGTACGCTATTCCTAGTAATATAAAACCTAATATTTTCCAAAGACCTTGTTTTAGTTTCATAGCATAAAGTTCTGTGCAAATTCAAGACTACATCTTTCTAACGCGATATCCCAAATATCTTCAAGGTCGGTATCAAACACTAACTCAAGATCACTAGATGATGTACACCAGTTAACATATGTAGTACCAGTGATATCACCGGCTATTTGTTTTTCAAGTTGATCTACCTTCCACACACACATACCTAAAAACATTCTCCATTGTTCAGGTTCGTCACCTGATTGAAATCTTTTAAGTACATCGTCATTTGATGTAATAGCAAAGTCTTTTGATATTCTAAATGAGTTGTGACATTCCCATTCGGTAGAATGTAAAATTGTAAAACTTGTTTGTCTTTCAGGACCACCAATATGTAACATACCCGAAACATGATCTAAATCATAACCGAGTCTATCTCCAAATTCAGAAAGTGTCATGCGACTAACTTTGTTAATTATTATTCCAATAGCGTTGTCTCGTTCGATATCTGTAATTAATATAGTTGAGCCGCCCCATAGATTATGTTGTACTGATGGTGGAGCTATTAATAATGTTCCTGGTTTTATCATTGTTTATTATATGTTATAATGTTTAAAATAATTGATTACGTCACCGTTAGTGTAATAATCTTGTCCTTTGTATCGATTAAGTTAGACAGTAGTTACTGTTCCAACTTTAAAACCTTCCAACTTAGCTTGTTTTTTAAGCATGTTTTTTAATTGCTCATCAGACAAATCAGATACTTTAGTATGTATTGAAGCATCAGCGGCATTGGCCATGTCAATAGTATACTGGCTAGTTCCTGTCTTTTTACCCACCCCAGTTGCCCACGTTCTACACGCTTGGTCAATAGTTAAATTGTTGTATTTAGGTCGTCTCCACTGCACCATTTGCAATTTCAATCCGTGCTCTAATGTAGGCATAATAGCAACTGGTTCACCATCAGCTGCACGAATATAACCTAATGCGCCATAACTTTTAGCAATACCGCTGTACGCAATATTACCTGGATTGTTTGTTCTCCAAGAGATAGATCCGCCAGTGCGTTTCTCATTGCCAATAATAACTTCCTTGCCTTTTACAGATGCTGTCGTTGGTGCAGGTCTTGCGCTTGTTGGTTCAGATTTTGCACCTACATCTGCAGACGGTGTAGCCCTTACTTCAGGTTTTGATGCAGCTGGCTCACTCTTAACTGTGCTAGATAAATTTGGTAATGCACCTCTACTCATGTAATCAGCCATTCCTGGTACTTGTTTTATTGCACCGTTAATTGCATCAATAGTTACCGCATCAGGTTTTCCTGATACTGGCAAACCCATTTCCTGTTGAGCTTTAGAAATTGCAGCAGTCGTTAGATCGTCCATTGTACCGGTAGTGTTAACATTGTAGTTAAACGCCGATAGTGCTTTTTGTAGTTCTGCAACCTCAGAGCCGCTAGAACTAAAAGGTACTTTTAGTAAAGAGCTAGCTTCTTGTAATGTTTTAAATTCTGAAAATCTCATGTAATTTCCTGTTAAGAATAATCAGGTAACGGACCGCCGTACTTAGAGCTTTTAATTGATTTTCCGTCTAGTTTAACACGTTTTTTACCAATCTTTTGTGATTTGCCAGTTTTACGAGCCATAAAGCCCTGGGCTTTACAACTTGATTCGTCGCTTGCACCTTTTTTCTTATTACTTAAACATAATTCTTTACTAGCTTTTCCACGTTCATCTAATTGTGCGTCTGCTTTAACTTTATATCTTGATTCAGTTGCATGACCACGAGCAGGACGATCGCTTGTACGTCCTGGACGTTTTGCACTAGTTCCAATCTTTTCTTCTTTAATAAACTCTTGAGCTCTCATTGTTATTCCTATTATCGATTAATGTATTCAAATACATTAAGCCATTGACGTTTGCCAATTGTAGCTTTTAACTGTGTTAAGTCAGCACACGTCTTATGTCTTATATCAAGTCCGTTTGATTCTACTACTTTTATTACTGCATTTTCTTGTTCTGCAACACCTTCTGCAATGTCTAAATAGCTGTGTGCTAATCCAGAACCTACATTCCAAATACCTGATCCGTGTACAGTTTTAATAAAATCAATATGTAACTTACATACATCACCTACCCACACCCAATCGCGTTTAATTTGGTCAGCAGTATTCCATACTGTAATTTGGTTTGTCTTACGTGCTTCTTCTTGCCACTTATGTATAATGTTAGCTTGATTACCTCGTAAGTGCATGTACTTGCCGTATACATTAAAGTATCTAAACCCTTGTACAAACGACGTATGTGCAGGTTGTCTAAACGCCCACCGGTCAAATAAGTATTTGCTTAACGCATACGGTGTTAACGGTGTGCATACAGCAGTTTCGCTAAAATCTTTACCATTACCGTATACCGAGCTTGTGCTAGCATATTGTAAGTGTACTTCGTTTAGTTGGCATTCGTTAAATAACCATTGACTAAATTCATAATTTTGAATCATAAATTTGTCAATGTTTGTTTCGGATTTATCTGTTAATGCACCTAAATGTATTACCCATTGATACTTCTTAACATCAGGTAAGTTATCTGGATCATAGTCCCATCCTTCAACATGCCATCCTTCGGCAGATAACCATTCAACCATGTTACGGCCTATAAAGCCGTTGTGGCCAATTACTAATATTTTCATTGTATTTATTACTCGTCTTCGTGTATAACTAACGAATATTCAACACTTGGGAATGGATAGAGAACATACTCTTCAGCGTCTTCTCTATTCTCGAAAGTTTCCATTTCACATCGGCTGTCTGTATATTTAAAGACATGTATTAATCCATCATCATCCTGATTAACCGAAACTGCGTGTGTATTAAAAGTTATTGTACAAATTTTAATCATCGAGCACTCCCTTATTATAATATTTATGTATTACGACTAAGAGTGCGGTAAAAGAACTGCCTCAAGCCATATTTTACAATCTTCCCAATTCTTGTATTGATAGCCAACTCCTCCGGCTTCATTCCACTCAGTAATGTTGCTTAACCGATCATCAATTAAGATATCTCCAAACTTGCAACGTTTAACTTTTTCATGACTACGCGGGCCAATAAAGACAGGTATACCTGGGAAGTACTTTTGACACCATTCAACTTTATCCATAATTGCATATGGAATATCGTTGTTTCTAGGTATAGCTGTTAGGAAAAATAAACCAACGTTATGATCATGACAGTAAACTCTCAACCAATTTATAAGTGAGTAGCCACCTTCTCTTACTTGTAGATCACGATATAATCTTTCACAACTTGCTAATCGCTCCCATTCTTCGGGTGGTAATCGTTCTCTGTTATCTAAATTTCTTTGAAAGAATTCTTCAGCAAATCCTTTAAAATCCGCTACTACTTCATCCATATCTACGTATATATTCATGCAGGTTCCTTAACTTGTTGTACTATTACTTCTTTATTTGGAAACCGTGCTTTAACGGATTCAATTGCGTCGTCTAAACTTGTACCTTGTCCTGCAAATAGATTAGTTGATACATCATACAAATACCAGTGAGTATTAACTTTTTCATAAGATACAATAATAGAATTAGGATCATCTATATCTTCGTCATCATCTAAGTCAGCGTGGTATGCTGCATGATATTGTCTAATTCCGTCAATTAAATCATTTGGAGAATGCTTCATTGCTTGTCTATACATGGTGATGTTTAACCATAAACCTGCTAATACGCCAGTTACAAATGTTACAACAATAATACCAATCATATATTTCTCCTATTAAACTAAAATTGATTCATCTATGTAGATGAACATGTTTGCATACGACTTATCTTCTGCTAGCTTAACTATACAGTAGTGTCCGTCTTTGATTAATCTTTCTTCGATAAACAACAAGGTTTCTTGAAATTCGCCTATCTTTTCATGCCCTATTAGTGCAACAGGTGCAACGTAAATTGAATCAGCTATTACTACTCCTGTGTCTGATATTATTAAAATACAGTGTTCGTTTTGATAACGGCAACTGTCTACTGCATCTAATACCTTTTGTAATATCTGCTCTCTTGGTGATACTACAGGTTTACGAAAAAGCTGTGTTATATGTTTTAAGAATCCAGTCATGTTACTCCTTTAAGTTATCGAGATGTTGTATATATTTAAACGTATCGTTCTTATTTTTGTTCTGCCATAGTAATGCTTTTGGTCCACAAAAATATCGATCAAGTCTAGCTGTGCTACACGCACCAATATAACTTGGCGTGGTTTTACCTAATACTGGATCATATACTTCTTCTATGATGTATTTTGTGCATTCGTATCCGTATTTGTTCTTAGTTAGTTTTGAAAACCAACTGGCTTTTGCATGTATACAATCGCAGCATTTTAGTTTTGATTGTTCTATCATAAGTTATCTCATTACGTTAAAGTATGTGTATATTATACATGTATTGTATTTAAATGTCAAACTGTGTTTTATCAATATAAATATAGCATATACTCTGTAAAGAGAAAGGAACGATAATGCTATTAAGAGAGTTATTTTTAATTGATGGGTACAAAGAAGCCCAATCAGAGTTTTCAAAATATGGAAATCCAGAACGTATAAAAGATATAATTAGCAAGTTTAGACAGCTTGTTGATCGCAATCAAGTACAAGGTGAACAACGTAATATTGATGCATGGCGTAAAAAAGGCTGGTTTGAATTTCAAAGATTTGTATTTGATAAATCACAAGAACAAAGTAAAACACAGAAAAAGAAATTAGTAAAAAAAGAACAAGATTCGGTAACTGTGTATGATCATAATAACATTACTGGAGTTATGCCATTAAACAAAAATGCTAGCGTTAACATTGGTAGACATAGTGATTGGTGTACTACTAAAGCAGAACAGCAGCATTGGGAAGAATACACCGGAAAAGGTGTAGTTCTAATTTATTGTTTCCTTAATTATCAAGGCGACGGTGACGGTGATGACATGTGGGCAATTGCATTTTACAGAAATCAACCAAATAGTTTTGAATTGTTTACTGGCGCTGATGATAAAATGTCCAACGAGCAGTTTTTAGAAGAAACTGGAGTAGCAGCAACTGATATCATTCGTGCTGCGCTTGCTAATCCTAATATTGATAATGTTGAATCAGAACCGCCTAAAGAACAAAAACCAACAACATATCTCGATACAATTGCTGATATGTTGACAATTAATCAACATAACTATCGTGGTAAACGTAATCCAGAAATTGAATATGCGTTGCTTAATTTCTTTGATAGAAATCATAATGCATATTCTATGAATGATGAATATTCAGGAAGAAGTTTTAAGAGATTACTTAGAACGTATACTGCAGATATTAAACCAGCAGATATGAAAGAGATGGATATTCTATTTCAAACAGATTACTTGCAAGTGCATCCTGATTTTATAAAGCATATTAGTAATCCAACAGATCAACAGATCAAGGCTGCAGTTAGAGGTAACCCAAGACTTATTAAAAAAATACCAAATCCATCGAGAGAGCAAATTGAAATGGCAATATGGACATATCCTAAAATATTTTATGATATTAGTGAAAATCCTATTGCACAAGATGTTTATGCTGATATGGTAATATCATCAAAAAATGGAGTACAAACTTTATTTAACGCATTAAATCCCCAAACACTTGATCCGAGTGTTGAGATGAAACTTGCAAAAGCATTCCCGTATAACATGCATATGCTAGGGTACCTTAGACCAGAAACAATTGAATATATAAAAGCAACTAATCCTAGAGATTTACAATTTGTTAAAGGTCAAAACATAAATGGTGTCTTGCAACCATTTACCCAAACTTAAGAATTACATACGTAGTCCACTTCCCTTCTTTAAATGAAAATCTAATATGATCATAGCGCGGAGTATTAAACTCATCATACTCCGCAACTGCTACATATTTAAAATCAAAGTCTTCCCCACTCTGTAACCCATTTGAACGTAAGTCACGTATAACTTCTAAAGTTTCAGTTAATGGAATTACTATGTTAGCAACGTGTTCAAACCGGCTCATTTAACTCACGTTTGTTACCATTTTTATCAATACTTACAAATGTAATATTAGTGCTAAATGCATGCTCACGTGGGTTTGATCTATCATCGCAGTATACATCAATTTTAAATGTAACCGATGATTTACCTTTACGTGTAAGTACCGCATCAAATTCTAATATAGACCCTGCAGGTACACGCTTAGTAAATGATACGCTGTCTAACCCTCTTGTAACAAATTCGTAGCCTGGAAATTCATAGTTTGCAGATACATAGCCTACTGAGTCAATCCAATGGAGCATTTGCCCCCCGAATAAAAATCCGTAATGATTAAGATGACTGGTTAAAACTAATTTGTGGTGTTTCATAAATTCCTATAAATATATTAAATTGGGCACAACATGAAAATTAAAGAACTATTAAGTGAAATAAAATTTAAACCACGTATATCAAATAAATCTACTAGTGGTGTAATACAGTCACCTAAGTTGCAATTTATTGCAGCTGGATGTCAAGCAATCGCATACTATCATAAAACACATCCTAATACAGTAGTTAAAGTAGCAGCAGTATCGGGAGAGGATGATCCAATATGGCAGTTCTTACGTGTATGTATCAATCATCCTAACAACCCATATTTCCCAAAAGTATTTAATCATAAAGTGTTTAACTTAAAAAATATAACACCTGAAGAAGAAGATTATTTAGAAACACACCCTGAATTTGAATATCTTCCTATATATGATAATAGAAAATTGCAAATCTTAATAGTAACTGAGCGACTACAAGAAACTGACGCTGATCAGTTTGAAGCAGTGTTAAAACAGCTTGGTATACTTGAGTATATTACACGTTACCAATCAGGACTAAAACCTATCGCACAACACCCTATTACAACAGAATTTGCATGGGCTCACATGATGGATACTCCAAAGTTCCGTCGTGATATACGAAACCTTGCTACTGATAAACATTTTAAAGATGCAATGAGATTGCTTGAACCATTGTTTGCGCATGCAGGGTTTTATGCAGATGTCCATCTTGCTAACATGATGTCACGCCCTAATGGACATCTAGTGTTTAATGATCCTTTAGCAATTGCAGTATCAGGGGACTAAGTAAGTTGACCCGTCTTCAGTTTGTTTTGGTAAACTATCACACCAACGTAAAATAAACCAGTTACGTTTCTTTTCGCTTTTAAAGCTCCAAAGAGTATCTGTCATCTTAGTTCCGCAATTGTTTTCTTTACACCAGTCTTCCATTTCTTTAATTAGTTCTTCACTAAGTTGTCCTCTTTCAAATGTAAGGCCAGGTAATTTGAACATTCCAACTAAACAATTTTTCATTATATCTCCTAATTTGAATTTGCCATAATATACGCAGTAACATGTGCGCCTTCTATAATAACAACATCATCTGGTGGACGTTGATATGCAGTTTGCTTAAACCATCTGTTTGGATCATGTGCAGTAATACGATTAATCTTAACACGTCTTGGTGTTAACTTAGTTATCTTACCAACATACTGCGATCCGCTTTCTGCAAACGCAACAATGTCACCTACTGCTATTTTTTTATTAAGTAAGTCTCTATGTTCTATTGGCTCTTTCTTACTCATAATCGTATTCAGTCCATGTGTTATTTTTGTAACTCCAATGTCTACTATCGTATATGTTTATGTTTAATTCAAAACATAATAATCCAATGCGTAAACATGGACCTGCGTGATCAGAACCCCATAAGTGTGTGCCTAGTTCAAACCCTGCTATAATATCTTTATTAAATATACCTTCTATTTCCCAGTGTTTGTGTTTAGTAAATGATCCATGCAAGTTAAACAGATCACGAAATCCATTGTGTGTTACAAATGGATTAGTTACTCCTATACTTATTTCAAGCATTGTTGCTCCTGTAGTTAAAAATGTTTGCATATTATAAACTATTATATACAGTGTGTCAAGCAAATAAATACAGTTGTACACCACTTTGAGGACATATGAAACCAAAACTCTTTAAACAAAACAACACCTGGTACTGCAAACTAGGACAAACCCTAGGTCAAGGCCAATCACCTAAACGCGCTTACACAAACTTTTACACACTATATAATAAGTGTAAAGTTGTTATTTCAGACGACTTAATACATTATTATAAACAATGATTACGATAATGTAATAATGTTAGCTTGATTGTTTACTAAATGTAGATAGTCATTTTACTGTTTAGCTACTTGTTTTTCATGTTAAAATAGCATAAAATACTATGTAGACATTAACAAAGGAGACTACACTATGATTAACACTATTACAACTTACACTGCTTCACGAAGTACAAACGACATCTTAATTGACGTATTGCATGTTGCAAGCGTAGTATGTTTTGCAACACTAGTATGGGTAATGTTCTGCGGATACATTATAACACCTCCAGTCTGGTGGCATGCGTAATCCAATCCAGTAGCCTGCGCATACTACAATACTTGCGCAGGCACTTCTTTCAAGTCAGTTGACTTGTCCTACACAACTTGTTATACTTTATTAAATTAACTTTATCATAGGTATAATATGAAATTTGAAACCGCTCCAAAAGACTATCACATACGTTGTAAAACCTTTGACGAAGCTAAAATGTATGTATTATTTCTAGAAATAGAAGGCAACCGTGGATGGCGACTTCCTACCCGATTTGAACGTACTAAATATTTTAGAGTAGGTGAACACGTTAATGAAACTATATGGGATCATCTAGATGAAAACACTGTGTTAAATACTGATACACGACGATTAATACCAGTAAGAGACTTATGAGCATTGAAATATCCCCAAGAGAAACATGGAAAAACCCAATGCCAAAAGATCAAGCACAGATGTATTGTATGTTTTTTGACCACAATGGAAGAGGATGGAGATTTCCTACTCTAGAAGAATGTCTAACTAACATGAGTGGAATTCCAACGATTGTCGGATGGTGTTGGAACAAAGAACGCATGGAAAGTGATGATTATAATACTGCAATTTGTGACGTAATTCTAGTTCGAGATGTTACAAATGATAAATAATTTATATGACAATAGACGAACTTTTAACTGAATTAACCTTTCACGGTTCACAATGTACTAAAGACTGTAGCGGACACCGCGCAGGTTGGAAATGGGGTAAGGCTCATCCAAGTGTTGCAACAACAAACAGTGCTTCTCATCCAAGTTTTAATAATGGTGTGCGCATTGCTAACGCTAACACTAAAGTAGTAATGATGCCAGGTGTACGCGGTGCAGGTGGTCGTTTTGTTAAGTTTACTCCAGAACCTAAACCATCTAAACGCAATAAACCTTAATAGGCCCCGCTGTACATATATGAGAGCATACGAATTTATATTAAAAGAGCTATTAGAACCAAAGAAACCTGGATCAGCTGTTAAAAGTTCAACTGTATCCGTGTCTGGAGCACAAGGGAGTATTTCTAAAATCTCCCAACAAAAATTTACCACATCTAAAGGAAATGTAGTTAAGGTTTGGTTTAAGCCAATTCAAGCTGATGACGGTAATCCATCAGTTGAAATTACGTTTTATGTTAACGACACTGTTTACGATAATTCATCAACTGAAGGTAAGGATATTGCAAACGATTTTGAAATTTTATCAGGAGTTGGATATCTAGTTAATAACATGCTTGACAGAAAGAAGCTTAATCATTGTACATTTTTAGCATACTCGAGCAACCGAGATACTCGAACTAAATTTAATATTCCACTTGAAAAATACCTAGTCAAATTAAATCACTCGTTAACAACGTTTCATGATCAAATTGCAAATTTTAATCCTACTCCTGAACAACTATCTGC